TTTTCATAGATAAATTTAGCGGAGAGCTTTTCATATTTTGAAGGATGATTCATGTGAATTGTCTCCAGGAGTCGGTGGATATGAACCGGACTTTTGAACACATCAAATTGATTTCTATCGATTTTATGAAGGGCTTCAATTTCTTTTTTTGGCGTTGATCTTTCTACAAACCGGTCTTTGAATTCAGTTTCTGTCTTCCAATATTGAATGTTCTCTGATATAAGATAGACTGGATTCATTCCATCCATGCCATACACAAACTGCACAATGTCTCCGATTGAATTCCGTATGGATTTGTCAGCCGATATCTGAAGATCTTCCATTGCCTTCACCAACCTCCGCTGAATGTATCCCGACTCACTTGTTTTACAAGCAGTGTCTATTACACCTTCGCGACCTCCCATAGCGTGATAGAAAAATTCATGGGGTTCAAGTCCCTTCATGTATGAATTCTCTACAAATCCTCGCGCGGCAGGTGTAATGTCGTTCCGTTCAAAATGAGGAAGGACTCTGTCAGTATATCCCAGAGCTACTCGCTTGCCAGACACATTCTGTTGACCGACACAACCCATGATCTGTGCCAAATTTAGGATAGATCCCTTGGAACCGCTAGTCACTGTTGTCCGAATGTTATTTTTAAGAGTTGTGTTCTTTTCAACCTCACGACCGGACTGGGACACGGCATTGTTAAGAGCCTGGTTGATTTTCCCTTCATAAATTGATTGATCTAGACTGTTCCTCTTGCCAATGGTTATGATTTGATTCACTTTTTCTTTCGCAGAGTCTATAATGCTACGAACTGACATATTTGAAGTTTTATTTGCAAAAATATCACCGGCTCCCACAGAGAAGCCAGTATTTTGTAGCCAGCAATTGACTAGGAATTGTGTTTGCGATATGAAATCATTTGTTCTCTTTGGACCATAGTCTAGCCATGTTATGTGAACAATACCCCCTTCAGACTCACCGACTGTACGTTTGCAGAGCTGACCTGACAAGAGTCTCCCCTTCTTAATAAGTACTTCAGTATCGTTTACTGAAAAATATCTATGATCTGTTTCATTGTGCTGCGGTGTGAATCTATGGAGGTTAATATTCGGAAGGATGAGATCAAATACCTGCTTTCCCGTCCACATCATTGTCGGTTTGTATATTGCAGGAGGTGGTAGTTTGTAATCATTCTTCTTCAGTTTCATCATGATATTCATAAATTCTTCCATACATATGAAAGTATCCCGGGAAGTAATTTTGAATGTACCGAGGAGAGCATCCTGAATGACACCGATGACTGGTTTATTGCTCTGTCCAGACACAATATTGTTTTCGATCATCATAAGCTCCTGAACCTCTGCTCTCGTCTGCTCTGACTGGGGTACATGAATATTCATTTCATCTCCATCAAAATCTGCATTATATGGTTTTGTAGCACTCAAGTTCATTCTAAATGTACTATACGGCATCACACGAACCTTATGTCCCATCATCGAGAACTTATGAAGGGAAGGCTGCCGGTTGAAAACAACGAGATCTCCATCTTTCAGTTGCCGATCAACCTTATCTCCGATTTCTAGAATTGCTGGCTTTTCTGGATTAACAAATCTAAGATCCTTTTGCTTTCCATCTTTGCTGTATATATATTTTGCACCTGTTTTTCCAAAGGGTGCATTCGGACCATTATCAACATAATCCTGCAGTTTCAAAATATTGAACTTATTTACTGTCTCCTGGTATGTCAAAATCTGCGCCATTTTGTGTGGGACTCCCAACTCATTCAAATCGATGTTTGGTTCGGCTGTAATAACCGTTCTCCCGGAAAAATCCACACGCTTACCCATCAGATTCCCCCGTATCCGACCTTCTTTCGCCTTCAATCTCTGCGACACTCCCTTGATTGGCCGGCCTGTTCGTTGGGTGGACTGTGGAATCCCTGATATTCCATTATCAATAAATGTGGAGACATGATACTGAAGCAAGCTGCTGAATTCACTAATAATAGATTCGTTTGCCTCGCTTTGTTTTGCCTTAATGAGTGCATTGTTTGTTTTAATTATTTCAATGAGCTTGAAAGTGAGGTCGTCCTGGCTTTTAATGGATGAATCAATAATGATGGAGGGCCGCACTTGTGGAGGTGGTACTGGAAACGCCGTGATAATAAATTCACAAGGTTTTGTCCTTTTGTTAAAACCAAGTAAATGTAAGGATTCTTCTGGAATATTCTTCAGAACGGTTTGAACATGGACCATTGACAATTGTTCAAATTCTTCTTCATTGTTTTGGATCATGAATTTGAAGTTTTCAAATATGATTTTTTTCTGTACATAATCGCAGTGTTGACACTTCTGCTTCGTCTTGCATTGATCTGTTGTCTTTTTGAAATTCTCCTTTCTGTTTGACTTCATATTAACAGATGTATCCTTGATCAAAACAGCCGAACACCTCATGCAAACACTTTGTATAATCTTTGTCAAATACTTCACATACAGTATGTTGTACACAGGTTCGCATAGCTCAATGTGTCCGAAATGCCCTGGACAATGTATTGCAGTCTGGTAACATGTTTGGCATTTGTATTCCCGATCTATCGTCCCAAGTCTCAAGTCACAAAGACCACCGGCTTTTGGGATGTTCTTCTCGAACAAATCATGCGATGTAACATGAAGCACAGAGTGACGTCTCACATCCTCTGATCCAAAGACAGAAAATTCAATTTTCTGAATTTCGGACATGTTTATCTATATGTAATAGATACTTCTTAAACCCTTAAGCCATTATAAATACATTTTAACATTGAATAATCCATTGTATTCTGGTATAAATATAGAATCATCTGTGTACAGTTCCTTGCATCCATTTTTTCGCAAGCATTCTCTCTCTTTAATACTTATCTCTATTTGTAGTGGATTATCTCCCTCTGTTGTTGTATAGTAATTCCATGTGTTTGATCGGACATGTGTTTGTCTACCATATAGAGGTAGGATTAGACTGCTTTCGTTCTTGTATAATACACCAACCTGTCTGAATGGGGGCACACGTTGTGTATTGTAATTCAAATACGGCACATTTTGTATAATTCTGTTTTGTGTTTGGTTCTTAAAGACAGTCACCGGAACACGTTTGGCGAACTGGAAGACCATAATTCCTATCAAAAGAAGAAGCAGTGGTGTATTCGCATTGATCTTCATTTTATAATAATAAAACAAATTATGCTCATTATATACATCTGCATGTATCTGTTATGGTCGAGTATAACATTTTGGAATCGAATCCTAAGCAATTGATACCCTCCTCATATTTTTTGGATTGAATTGGACCTCCACACAATTGACAGTTTTCGATGCTCACGTAATTACGTTGACCTTTCTTTAGCTTCAAAAAGTTATACAGCTCTTTATTGATTATAAGATTGTTTTTAGCTCTGGTCATTGCAACATACAACAGATTATAACCCTCCAATGCCGAGAGTGACTTGTAAATGAAGATTGTATTCTGTGCTGTAACAAGGGGGATGAAATCATTGCTCAATTTTACGTTGTTGAACTCAAGACCCTTTGCCTGATGAACCGTTGACAGTATAACATCAGCAATTTCAATGTCAACAATCTGCGATTCCAGCCGCATGTAATTCTCAATTAGCTGATCAGTACCGTACTCCTCGGCCAGTGCAATTCTCATTGCCCACTTGTAATTGTTTAGATCTCTGAAGTGCTGCTTCAATTCGTTAATGCTATTGAATCCAGATAGCTTTTCAACGTTCATGGTCTGATTTCCAAGTTGAATGTTTTCTATATTCTGTACATACAATCTCTCCTTTTCAAAGTTATAGCTTTTTCCTAGCAAATGACATGTCCTGTTTTGAGACACAGTGAATGCTTCCCGTAATAGTGTCGCATTTGTCCTTGAAATTAATGTATACTTTTCATTCGGAAGAGTTGTGCAGATATGCGTGCTCATTCCAACTGTGTTAATTTTCTTCTTTTCATTTTTAAAATGTTCTAAAAACATATTGCTCAAGTGAGCAATTTGATAACCATACCTGAAAGATTGTGAAAGTGTAAAATGTTTTATTCTACATGATTCGGATCTATGTTCCTGAAAAGGATTGCATACATTTCTAAAACCATATATCTGTTGATGAATGTCTCCAACAAGATATCGGACAGTGTGAAGTTGCTTCTTAAGAATACTTAGCATACATTCAGTAGAATCCTGTGCCTCGTCTAGCATTATGATGTCAAATTCCAGTTTGACATTCTTCAGCTGAAACATTTTTAAATATGCATCGTGTGGAACCTTGCACTTGTTCAGGATCATAAGATCCCATACATATTGCGCATTATCAATAAAAAACTGCTCGTTGTACAAATTTAAACTGTTTACATGAGTGCTTGATATAGATTTAGAACTCGATGAAAAGTAATTATTCAGTATAGAGCGCACAATTGATGCGTCTTGACGTTCAATATTGAGAATTTTCTGCAGAAATCTTAGAGAAATTTTTCCGATCTCCATGGATCCATTTGGATCGATATAACCCAAAGCCAGCGAATGCATTGTACATATTTCTATATTTTCGGAATTTGTATTTTTCTTTGTGCTCTCCGAAAGGCCTTTGTTGAATGTTATAAATAGAATCCTCTTATCAGAATACTGTCGGGCTGTATTAAGGAGAGTGGTTGTTTTTCCAGTACCAGCGAATGCTTGAATCAATACAACGTCTCCAGGCTGAACTTGGCATGAAATTACAGCTTTCTGCTCTGCTGTAAGTCCTCCTACCCGCTTCATGCGTTCATTGTGATAGCGCTCTTTGCACCACTCAAGATCATAACTCACAGACACTTCACAATGTCCGATGTGTTTTGATAAATATTCGCTGTGATGTTTGAATAACAAATACAGCTGATTGATGTCTAGACTGCATACATCATCAATATCATTATATTCATTTTCAAAAATTTTATTGATAGTGTTCATCATATCTTTACTACATAGCTGCAAGCATTTGTATTCATCG